ATGTTAGATTCAGGTATGGTCTACCAGAAAAAGTTGGTGGTTGGTCCTCATTACTAACCACAACTATTTCGGGGGTAGCTAGAAAACTTCACGCATTCGTAGATCTAGATGGTAATAGATATATTGCAATAGGAACTGATAAATCTTTATTATTATATTTTGAAGGTGAGATATATGACATTACACCTATAAGACAATCTTATGGGTCTTCTACAATAGCAACTACAAATGGATCAGCAACTTGTACAGTTACAAGTTCAAGTCCCCATGGTTTAGCTGTAGGTGATATTGTACAATTAGATTCTGTAACACTTCCAAGTGGCACAGGTTATAGCAATTCTGATTTTGAAGATAAAAACTTTCAAGTTATTACAGTGCCAAGCACAACTACATTTACAATTACACAATCTAGTAATGCATCTGCAACTGTATCTACTGGTGGATCGCTGATCGTAAAAGCTTTTGAAAGAGTTGGACCTGCAGAACAATCATATGGTTATGGTTGGGGATTAGAAACTTGGGGTACAGGTGGATTTGGTAGTGCAGCTTCTGCATC